AAAACTGGGGTGATAAAAGTTGGCATGTGTACAAACCATCATTAGTAAAAATGTTAGATGTATCTACAAGTATGGATGCTGAAGCTTATACTATGGCACAGAATCTACAGAAAGAAGTTTCTAAGGGTTCTGCTAAACCTACATATGATAAAGTTGAAAACAAAAATACTAAAGACATTATCTAATTCCGTAAAGGAATGTAGCTACGGAGGCGATAAAGGGAGACTGGAATCGCCTCTAAAAATTAATAGGACAGGATTAAATGCAGGAATATATAAAGTACTTTACAGGCTTAAAGAGAAATTATGGAGTTTGCAAAACAACAGAAGGTTTTGTAGATGCAGAAACAGGTAAAAAAAGATACCCACATGAATGGTCTTCAATACCTGTTACAGAAAAAGATTATTTAGATCATCTATCTGGTGTTAAATCAATAGGTATTCAACCTTGTACTGATGAAGGTACAGCAAGATTTGGTGCAATTGATGTAGATAAATATCCAATAGATAGAAAATTTTATTTAAATATTATACAAGAAAAAAAGCTTCCGATCATACCTGTCCTGTCGAAGAGTGGTGGACTACATTTATATGTGTTCACCACTGAGTTTGTAAAAACAAAAGCGATAAGAGATTTTTTAGAACAGGTTTTATTTTTATTTAAACTACCAATCAACACAGAAATATTTCCAAAGCAAACTTCATTAGGTGAAAATGCTGATGGTGAAAAGACTAACGGTAATTTTATAAACTTACCATACAATAGTATTTCAAGAAAAGCATTACTTCCAGATGGTGAAGAAATGCAAATTGATATGTTTTTAAAAGTTATAGAAGCTAATGCACAAACAGAAGCGCAACTAAAAGATATACAAAAAAGAATTGTAGAAGAAGAATTAACAGGTGGTGGAGAAGAATTTGTAGATGGTCCTCCTTGTTTAGGAATTTTAACTAAAAAAATAATGAAAGATGGTAGAGATAGATTTTTATATAATTACATGGTGTTTGCTAAGAAAAAATATCCTGACAAATGGCAAGACAAAGTTATAGAAGCTGCAAGAAAATATTTTGAGTTTGATAATAACTGGACAGATATACATGTTAATCAAAAAATTAAAAG